GTCAGCTCGCCGGTATAGGCGTTCCTGTATCCGACGGTGGTGTTCACCAGTGTGCCCGCTTCAGCGAACCACTGCAGGTTAAGCATCAGTTTTTCCATGTTTTTTTCCTCCTTCTCAGGCGAACGTGTCCCCCTTCACAAGTCCGGCATGGACACGCCGCCGGTATTCGTCTCTTTCTCTCCTCGTCATCCGGGAGAAGTCTGTCTTCATGTCCGCCGCGAGTTGTCCCTGGCTGCGCATGGCTCCTTCCACGGGCCTGCTCCTCTGCGCCTGGATGGTCTGCCCCATCTGTTCCCGCGCACGGTTCATCCCGTAGGCCAGCATCTGCGGCTCCAGCTCTTTCCTGTGGATCGTGTAGTACGCGTCCTCCACGCTGATCCCGACGCTCGGATGCGTCAGGCGCTTGAACTCCTCGTTCTTCATTTCCTCGTCCAGGTCAAAGTTGGGGAAGGTCTTCTTCAGTTCCTCCGCCTGCGCCATGATCTTGGAAATATGGTTGTTCCAGAAGGTCCGTTCCTCGTTTTCCCTGTCCTGCGCCTCCCGCCGGTCATGCTCCTCCTGCAGCGCCTTGAACTCCTTGTAGCGCTCCACGGTCATGCCGGCTTCCTCGGCCGCGTCCTCGTAGAGGCTGTCGTCGTCCAGCACAAGCTGGCTCAGTTCCTCCACGCTCTCCACGCCGGCCTTGTTCATCAGCGCCTGCAGCATTGGCTGCAGTCCGTCCAGCTGTGCCCGCGCGTCGTCCTGGTTCTTGAACCGGTCCCGCACAGCATTCTGCACGTCCTGTCCGTACAGGTCTTTGAACTCGCCCTTCTTGGCCTGTTCCCATCTTTCCTGCAGCGTCGGTTCCTGAGGTTTCTGCTCCGGCTGTCCTGCCTGCGCCTGCGGCGCGGCGTTTCCCTGCGCTCCGGTCTGGCCATATACCTTCCGCAGTTCCGGATGCCGTTTCATCTGCCTCTCAAGCTCGGCGGCGACGAGCGGGCTCTTCACTTTCTGCCCGTCGGCCAGCGTGTCTCCCACCTGTACCGGCGTCTCCTGTGAAAAGGTTTCTGCCGCATCGGATCCTCCCGACGCCTCCGCGGCCTCCGGCGCTGCCGCGGCAGCCGCCTCGCCGTCCTCCGCGAAATACTGAAGATCCAGTCTGATGTATTCCATTGATTCCCCTTTCTGCCCGTTGCGGAAGCATCCGCGCTTCAGCGCGGTTCATGCTTCCCATGCTACAGCTGTCAGCGCTTCAGCGCTGGTAACAGCGATCGCAATGGTGGGCGATCCCTTAATTGTATTATTTCACATTTCCCCGAAAAAATGCAGGTACACGGCGGCCCCCGTCATTCCGGCCGGCTGGCGTTCTGCGCCCGCTCCCTCGCGTTCCGCACGATGCCGCTCTCGTTCGCCTCGTGCGGGGCCGCTGTCTCGTCGTCCGGGGCCTGTCCGCGCCGGATCGGTTTCTTTCCTCCGCTCGCCGCCTGCACCATGGCCCCCGCGTCCGACGCAACACCCTGCACGATTCCCGCCAGTTGCTGTGCCACCTGCGGCTCGTACTTCTGCGCCAGCGCCATGGCGATCTGCGCCACCTGCATCAGCGTCTGCTGCATGGTTCCCTGCGCCTGGATCTTCCGCTTCAGCTCGTCCTTTCCCCGGAAGTCCATCATCTCCAGCGTGATCAGCGCCTGGTCCGTCATCTGCGGATTCAGCAGTCCCGCGCCCCAGAACTGCAGCGCCAGCTCGTTCTGGCTCATCTTCGTGTACGCGTTCTCCCGCTGCGCCCTCACTTCAATGTCGAACACCGGCAGCCGCATGCCGTCCTCCGCCATACCGCCGTTGCTGATCATCTGCGGCTGCAGGCCCGCGTTGCTGTAGGTCTCAAAGTGTTCCTCCTGCGCCTCCGCGCCCATGATCCTGAACTGCCGCGGGATGTCGTAGAACTGCCGGATCCGCTCGATCACCATCGTCACGATCTTCCGGTACGCCCGGTACGCCGCCTTGTTGCTGTCCTTGCTGCTGCGCCCGCTGTCCTCCTTCAGTGCCGCGATGGCGCTGGCCGCCGTCACGCCTGCCGGCACGCCGCCGTTGTTCACGTCCGTGTTGCCCGTGATGAACTTGATCTCGTCGATCTTCTGCTGCAGCATGTTGTGCGCGTCGCCGCCCATGGCCGCCACCTCAATGGGCCGCAGCATGTCGGTCCCCAGCGTGGCGCTTGTATGCACGATCGGCTTGGACCAGTCCGCGAACTCCTCCTCGTTCACGCCGCCGTCCTTGCGCATAAAGTACCGCGGCGTCGCCCGCATGCTGGCGTTTTTCACCATCGCCTGGCTCAGCGTGTCAATGTCCGCCTGCGTCTCCCGGGCGATATCGATATATCCGTATCCCGCCGGGCTTCCTTCCACCGGGTACAGCGGATCAAACACAAACGGATACAGCCCGTCCGTGTAGTAGCCCTGCGTCTCTCCGGCCTCCTCGCTGGAGTAGATGCAGAACTCGCCCACGTACTTGCAGTAGTGCAGGATCGTCCTCCCGTCCTGCCGCACCTTGTAGTACCAGTCGATCACCGGGGCCTTGTCGGACAGGTCGATCGAGTCGTCCGTGATGTACTTCTCGATCCCCAGCCGGTTGGAACCCAGCTTTCCGTCCAGCTCCGGATACTGCCGCACCAGGTCCGCCTTTTCCTCAAAACTCACGAAGAACACGTTCCGGCTGTCCTGGATATCCGTAATGCCCGGCTCCCAGTACAGGTTCAGGATGTTCACCTTCTTGATGTCGATGTCCCCCAGCCCGTTCAGCTTCGTGTTGTTCCAGAACACGCCGTAAACGCCTGTCCCTTCCTGTCCTTTCTGCCACATGCCGTCGTTGTATGTTTCTTCAAAGTCGTTCATCTCCAGCACCACCGGGATGATGCTGCTCAGCCGCTTCGCTTCTTCCTTGTCGTCCTCCATCCGCGGCAGCACAATGGGTTCCGGATAGCTGTCTACCCAGTCCGCGTGTTTCCCGACGATGCAGTTCCACAGCCACCCGGTGTTGCTCGGATGCTCCGTGCTGGCCTTCACGCCCCGCTCCTTCCGGATCTCCTGCCAGTTCTTCAGCTTCCACCACTGCTGCGCCCGGATCACCCGCCTGTCCACGCTGGCCTTTCCGGCTTTGTATTTCATCAGCGTTTCCGTGGCCTTGTTCAGCCGCTGCCGGTTCATGATCCGGTCGTCCCCGTCCCCGCGCCTCCGCCGCATCGGCGTCAGCCCGGCCATCTGCATCAGGCCCTCCGCGTTTGCCCGCTCGCCCGCCCGGGCCGCCGCGTCCTCCTCCGGCGTCCTGATCCGCGTCATTTCCGCCAGGTCCTGCTCCTCCCGGCTCGTCCGCTGCCACGGTGTGCTCCCCGTCGGCACCCGTCCCCAGCCCTGCCTTTCAGGCGGCAGCTGCGGCATACCCTGCGTGTCCGCCCGTTCCTCCGCGGCCATCGCCTGGTCTCTGCTCATCCGTTCCTCCGCCGGCACCTGTTCCTCTGCCCGCCGTCTCCTGAATCTGTCAAAAATCGCCATTTACTTTACCTCCTCCAGTGTGATGTATTCCGGATATTCCTTCGCCAGCATTCTCAGTCCCGTCACCGCCACCTCAAAATATGCCCTGATCACGCTCACATTCGCCCAGCACACCCTGCTCCTGATCTTCAAGATCGCCTTTTCCTGGTCGTTCGTCTGTTCGCTCCGCGCCATTCCGTACTGTGTTTCCAGGTCCGCCAGCGCGTTCACCAGGCTCTGCGTCAGGATACTGATGCCGGCGCACACGATGTCCCTCCCGGCCTCCGCGAAACACGCGTGCCCCTCAAACTCCAGCGTCATCTGCTTCCAGTCCATCCTCGCCCTTGTCATCTCGCACCTCCGAACATCTCCAGCGGGTCCGCGCCCCACTCCGGTTTGTACTCAGGCTCCTCCACGATCGGCCTGATCACGTTCTGCATGCACACGTACCTCCACTCATCCGCGATGTGGTCCTCCCCGTCCGTGTCCAGGTCCTCCACATTCCGGTCGTCGTGCATCAGCGTCGGGATCGTCCGGATAAACTCCTTGCAGGTGTTGAATACCTGGAACCTCGGTTCCCCGTAGTCGTTGAACTGCAGCCGGTATATGCACTGCATCCATCCCGGCAGCCGCGTGTTGTCCCCCGGCGTGAAGTACACGCCGCTTTGGCTGGCCGTGTCCGCGATGCTCACGCCCGTCTGGCTCTGGAATATCGCCGGGTCCGCGATCCCGATGATCTCCCGCCCCTTCAGGTCCGGATCGCTGTGTTCAATGTCCCACACTTCCTTGAACACTTTTTCCGGTGACCAGCTCACGCCCTCGTTGGCCAGGCTCTCGTTCCCGCTCTTCTGCACCCCGTACAGTTCCTTAAACCGGTACATCACCCCGTCCTCGT